TACTAAACAAGGTAGTGATTCTAGTTTACCAGCATATCTAAAGAAACCATTCTCTGACATCCAGTATGCAGCACCATCAACCTCTACGCATGCGTTTTGACCTGCAAGTCCACAGTTAGTTCCAACTTGTGCAAATGCAAAAGTAAATGGTTGACCAACAAAACGTTGTGTAAATAATGCAGTATCAGTCCAAACATAGATTGCATCTCTACCTCTAATTGCTCCTCTGATCTGTGATCCATCGGCCAGTCTTTGTGTGCCGGCTGTGTTGGTTGCTGTAGGTGTGTATGTGTTTATATCCTCTTGGTCAGAGAATCTAACAAACATATCATCTTGTGTTGATGTATCTCCAATAGTTGTTTCTGTTCCAAAAAATACTAAGTGTCGATCCGGTGTAGATACCAACATGTGTCTTGATGCAGTTGGTGCACCAGATATAATTGTTGCTCTATTATCTGTTGCATTTGATGCAGCAGAGTCCCATTCAAATACAGCACTGTCGTGTATCAAACAAATTGCTTTGTCACCAAAGTTATCTAATGACCACATACCTGGTTCAAGAACCAAGTCTCCTGATGCGGCTTCACCCCACGCTACATAATTTGCCGTGCTGGTAACCGTATCTCCAGCACCATGAGATGCTTTTGTAGTATTTCTAACTTCTCTTGTTACACCTGTTAATTCATTAGATGCGTTGATACCTGTGTATGATATTTCTTCTGTACCGATTAATACAAAGTTTGTACCAGAGTCTGGAAACTGTGAGGGATCTGCTAGTGTAATACCTGTTGTTTGTGTATCATTAATTGCACCAGATAATGTTGTAGTAAAAGCTCCCACTTCTTCTCCACCCCAAGACCCTAGTCCCCAACCAAAACCTTTTGCTTGCACAGCTGGACCTACAGTGTAATAATGCTGAACCCTAATACCACCTGATGTTGTTGCACCACTACCACTTTCATTACTTGGCATCGTTATGGTTATTGTTGTAGATGATGGTACACTTGTTACCATAAATTTTTTGTCATTAAAATCAGACGCACCAAAATTAGAATCAGTTATAGTAGAAAAATTATCTAACAATACAATGTCCGATGCACTAATACCATGATCACCACTAAATGTTATTGTAACAACTGCTGAACCGTTACTTGTAGTAAATGCGTTTGTTAATGTATTTGTAGATTTAATTGGATGTATGTCATAGAATACACCACCTGAGTATGCGTATAAAATTCTGTTTGTACCAATGATTGCATACTTTCTACCTAGACTATTTACAAAATGATGAAGTCCTCTACCTGCACCAGTTAAATCGTTTTCTCCTAATTGTCTCCAACCACCTATTTTTTCAGGTGTGCCATATCTAAAACGAACGTTATCACAATCGATCCATTGACCTTCAGCGGTTGTTGGTGTGACTTGTTTATTGATACCAGGTTGAAACCCTATTTTTTGTAGCATATAACCTCATTATATTACATGTTCCGTATTGGCGGAACACCTAACATCGGCCTTTTGTCGAACCTATTCTTTTCAGCAAAAGGACCATCTACATGGTTATAATGAAGAAAGACCTGCGCACAGATATTACCTTCAAGTGGTTCTCTCCAATGTTCTAGTTCACAACCACTATATACTAGCATATCGCCCACATCAAGCAAGACTTTCGTGCCTTTTGGAGCGTTGGGTTTATGTATCTGTTTATACTCGTCTATGACTGTATCAGCCCCTGTGCCGTCGATAAATATAGGCCACGGGTCTCCACCAAGGTTTAAAGTAGTAGATATCTCACAAGAAGGCCTGTCTTTGTGTCTTCTTAGTATGTCGCCTTTTTTATATATTCTAGCATATGAATATGTAGGCACTAAATTAAGACCTGTTTCTTTGGCCATGACTGGTAGCATTTTAACAAGTAACGTTTCCATTACTTGATCGCTATAATGTGAGTATGTATTTGGAACTTGTTTATCTGACCAAGTCCCTAACATTCCATCATCATATGTAATGTTATTTTGATACATCCAAGCTACAGCATCTCTTTTTAAAAGAAAATAATTAAATATAAAATTAGCTAATTCATAGCTAAGTGCACCTTTGATTACTTGATATTTATTGAAAGCCATGTTGTATAAAATTAAAACTTACTGATATTCTTATATCATTACTTTGATTTGGTTCAACACAATGCCATAACCATGCAGGAAACATAAGTATCCTGCCTTCAACAGGATCTAAATGACATTCTCTCCATAAATGTTTAGGTGGTTGTCCTTTTTTTCGTGTAGGCATATTTAATTGCACTCCTGGTCTTGGGTCGTTACAAACTAGTTTGCCAGAATTTTCTAAAGATTTTATGTAATACACACCACTAAACAAACTATTGGGATGTATGTGTGGAGCATTGTATGCACCTGGTGGGTTTATATTAGCCCACATGTTACCTAACATGGGTTCTCTTTCTAACCATTCTTCTTTCCATATGTCATTCATCATTATAAACAATTCCTTTACCAAAGGTTGAAATACAGGCATCTTTTGCATTTCTGTTGTAGAATGCCATCCGTTTCTATTTGTTTTTTTTAACCCAGGATCTCTTTTAGACCACTCAACTATTTCGTTAGCAAAAAGTTGATTATCTAATTTTACATCTTTACCGTATATGGTTGTTGGAAAAAATTGTTCTTTAATCATTTGAATGGTTTGCCTCCAAACCAAACAACAAGTGATTGTCTAACACCACGTTTAACTACGTTCACTCTGTGATTAATAAAAGATGCAAAACAAATAGCATGGCCTTGTTTTATAGGTTGATACTTTCCTGGAGACATCAATTCCAAATCTCCTCCTTCAAACTCAGATGGATCATTTAACAATAGTGTCATAGATATTTTTCGCACCGGTGGTTCGTGAGCCATGTTTACATCACAGTCCATATGCCAATCATAAAACCCACCTTCTGGGTATTCTGTAAACTGTGCATTTTCTGTAATTCTAATATCATCAAAACCAAAATGATTTAAATTTGCTGCTTGTATAAATTTATGAAGATCACGATACATGGGTTCCATTTCGTTAAAAGGTATCCAACTTATTGTAGTAACTCTTTTCTTTGTATCTGTGCCGCCCCCAGGTTTACCCATACCAACTTGTGCTTGTTGCGGTGGCTGTCTTCTACCTGCTTCTATAATTTGTCTACATTGTTCGGGTGTAAATATTGGTGTTGTTGTTTGTATAATCCAACTTTTCCATTTAGGTTCTTTTATATGTATATTTTCGTACATTAACTTACTCCTCTATTAATTATTGGATTGTAATTTACATCCATATTAGCTGCTAAAGTTCTTCTATATCCTGGTCCATTAAACGGATAAACACAATGTCTCATATCATATGGAAAAATAAAAAAATCTCTTTCTTTAATTTTTGGTTGATAATCTACGTGAGCAAACTGACCAGAAGCTGATCCTAATATTTGTAGTCTACCATTTTGTGGTTGATCACTTGCAGAATATTCTACACCAAAAGATTCAGGTAATTTTAAAATCATAACACTAGATAAACCTGTATACAATGATCCTTGATGCACGTGCACTGGATTGTATTCATGTTCAAACATAGTGTTAATCCAAATAGAATTTAAATGCATAGTACAATCTCTAACTTTATTCCACGTTAAATAATGTTTAAATTGATCACTAAACCATCTTAATACTTTATGTGGTAAAGTATTATGTTTAGTCATTTTACTAGTGTCGTCACCATTGTAAAATAAACTATGTTCTTTTTGTATTTTACCAATAAGTTGTTTATTAGCAGGTTTAAGTTCAGGATATTTTGTTTCATAGACATTATTAATCATATTATAAACATCTAAAGGAACCTGATACTTTAATACAGATTGTCCTAAAAATACAAAATTAAAATTATTCTGGTTTGGATCCAAGGTCACTTGTTAATTGTTCTTTCTTATTGTAAATCATTTCTCCTGATTTTTTAACTCTTTCTATACTTTTTAATTGACCTAATACATTAAACACTTCAGGTTGACTTGAACCAGATGTTAGTGTCTCTGCTTTATTTTTCATTATTAAATGATAAGAATCTAATTGATGTCTATTAACATCTTTTGTATCAAACGATCCATCATCAAATTCTTTCTTTAACGTAGACCAAAGTTTAATTTCTCTCATACGATCTCTTGCAACTAACTGCTGATTAGCTAAACCATACCTAGCCTCATCAAGATCTATTTGATATTTTGTCAGTTTATATTCATCTTGTTCTGTTTCAATTTTTTTCTCTAACCATTTAATTTTAGCTTCTGTTCTTCTACATTCAAAAGATAAACTCATTAAATTTTCTAAGAATACGTTTTGTTCTCTAACACACTGCCAATACTTTGCAGCTTTTGTTGGATACTTCATATCTTGAAGAACAGACATTCTCATTTCTGTTTCTGTTCTAAATACTTGTTTCTTGGTCCATGTGTCACGAAG